GGCAGGAATGTTTGCGTTCAAGTAAGCCATTCAACATAAAGTCCTATTGTGCTATGATTATTAAAACAACTACTACTGCTACTGCAATAGAAATCTTTTTATGAGCGAGTGCTAATGCCCATAATTTTTTTGCTTGTTCCATATTTCCTCCTAATCGTAAATATCGCCCCAGTTTTTACCAAATTCATAGTCTACCTTATTTGGTATCTCAAGTTCAACTGCAGATTCCATTACTTGAACAATGTGTTTAGCCTGTTTATCAGTTTCTACAGAAATGTCTAGTTCGTCATGAATTTGAATGTGGGGAATAATACCTTCTTTATATAGTTCTAACATACATTTTTTAGTCATGTCTGCAGCAGATCCTTGAATTAATTTATTAAGGGCTTTGTAAGTTCCTGCTCTTTTAATAGCTTGTCCATGTTCCTGGATAGCTTGTTCATGAGGCAGGGCTTTATGCATTCCAAAATAATTTGGTTCCCATAAATGAAATCTACACAATCTTCCCAATAAAGTTCGAATCTGCCCTCTTTGTTGCCCGCGATTAGATACAGCGTTCATTAATTGTTTAACAAAAGGAACGTGGGAATGATATGTAGAAAATAATTCTTCAGCTTTTTCTTTGCTAACGCCTAATTCTGCTTGTAATTTGGCTTTACCCATTCCATAAAATAATCCAAGATTAATAGTTTTCGCTTGAGCTCTTGGGATATTGGCCATCTTCGCAATAATGTTATGGAAATCTGCTGTTCCTTCTTTAAAAGAAGTTACTACATCTGCTACACTGGGTAACTGTTGAAGCGAAGCATAATGAACTACTAATCGAGGTTCTTGTTGATTATAATCAAAACATCCCCACTCGCATCCTTCCTCAGGAATGAAAAGGGAACGAATCATAGGACCTAAGTCCTTATTGCGAGCAGGAATTTGTTGTAAGTTTGGATTACTATAAGAAAATCTTCCGGTAATTGTTCCTCCACTATCGGATCTTATTTGATTAATATCTGCATGAATTCTGTTTTTATGTTCATATTTTATAATGGTGTCTATGAAGGTTGTATGTGCCTTGTTAATCTCTCTCGCTTTTGCTATCATTTTAACAATTGGATTAGAATGAGAAGAGAGAAAATTTTTTGTAAATGATGGTGCGTTGGTTTTTAAAGTTCTATCGTATGATAATTTTAATTTGTCAAAAACTGTGGCAATGCTTCGTGCTGCCCATATTTGAGGCTCTATCTGTGTTTCTTTTTTTACTTGTAGCAGGATTTGCTTTTCTTCTGATGCTAATTGCTTTTTCAATTGGTGAGCTCGTTCGACATCTACTCGGACGCCCTTAAATCTCATATCAACTAGACAAGGAAATAATTCCGTTTCGAGATCAAAGATAGCCGCCAGATCCTGGTTGCTTATTTCTTTTTGCAGGCGCTGCCATAATTCTAAAGTAAGTTGAGCATCTCGCTCGGCATAATTACCAACGTACATTGCAGGAAGTTTCCACATCTCGGATTTAGGATCTACACCCCATTCTTTAGCAGCATTATTCAATTCGGTTTCATTTTTTCCTCGGCCACAATATTCCCAACCCAAAGAGTTTAAATCATATCTATACCTATTTTCATTAACTAAGGATGCCGCGATCATGGTGTCGTAAATTTGCCCGTTAATTGTTAAGCCCATAGAACGAATCCAACACACATCATACATCGCGTTGTGAAAAATTTTATCAGCATCGCTTTTTAGAATATCTCTAAACCATTGAATTACTTTATCTTTTGGAAGGTTATCACCACCTTCGTGAGCAAAAGGAAAGTATCCTGAATAACCTTCAACTGCTACAGAGATTCCTACAACTTTTCCTCTACCAACAATTGAGCCGGACCCTAGTGATTTTAAATCGGGATCGTGAGTTTCTAAGTCGATTGCAATTTCATCGTAATGACTTAAATCGGGAAATTCTTCGGGTCTGGTCCATTCTGTTTGAGCTTTAAAAAGTGGGGGTTGCATTAATTGTGTGGACACCTTTCTTTTTTCCATTTTCTATAACCTTCTGCCCATGATTCCTTTTTTTCTCTTTCCTCGGCATAATCTCTTTCAATAATCATTTCAATAAAATGCATGGCTTTTAATAAATCTTCCTTTCCTCCTTTATCTTGGTGCCTTAAAATATATTTAATAACACTTCCCTCAGGATAAAGCAACTTGTTCTCGACAACAAAGTGACTTGGCTGAATTTTATATTTTATGTAATGTTTTCCACCAACCTGTTTTTTCCACACACTCATATTTTAAACTCCTTGCTTCGATCTTTGCATCTAATTAAATATAAGTTTTCTTTACATCGGGTTATCCCGACGTACCATACTCTTTGTTCTTCATCTTGTTTAATCACAGATTTACGTGCTCCTTTCATTGTGTTAGTTGTTTGATTTTGTAAAAGAATTACATTGGTTGCTTCTCCTCCTTTAGCTCCATGAATTGTTGATATTTTAATCCGTGGAGGATAACGAAGATCCTCTCCGTTTCGTCTCATGCTTCTAATATAAGTTTTAGTTTTAGGGGCAATCGTGGTAAATGCATCATACCATTCAAGTGAAGGATTTAATTTATAGGTATCTTGTAAATCCTTAAGAAAAAATAATTTATCCTGAGGTTCTTTAAATTTAATATCCAATCTTTCTAGAAGTCTTTGAACTTCAATGGTATTAAGATTTTTTCCTTTTTTCCATTGTTCCCAATTTAATATGTCACGATATAAGGAATCACTAATACTTCTTCCATGTTTAGTTTCAAAATAAAGGCCTCTTTTTTTCAAATTAACAATAATGGGTTTGAGCAAATCATTCGTCCTAGCTAAAATATACCAATCTCCATGTTTCATTTTAATGGAATCGATGGAAAAGAAAGTTTGGATAGTTCCATCGGTAGATGTTGGTAAATAATCTTTTTCAATTCTTCCTAAACGAATATTATCGAGATGATTTTCAGCGCGTTTTTGAATTTTACGCGGCACTCTTACAGACTGTTTTAAGGGAATTTCCAGAGCATCAAACTTAATAAATGATTGAACGTCTGCTCCGGCCCATCCAAAAATAGCTTGATCATCATCTCCTGCTAAATAAAGATCTTTAGTATGTTTTTGAAGAAATTTTACCATGTCCCACTGAAGCAAAGATAAATCTTGAGCCTCATCAATAAAGATAACATCAAATTCAGGAACCTTAGCATCCGGTAGTTGAATGGCCTTTATAAATTTTTCAATCATGTCATTATAATCAATAAGCCCGTAAGTGTTTTTGTAATCATCAATATGTTGGGCAAGAACTGTAAGTTTATCTCTTTCAATTTTTCCTAAATGTTCATTTTTATCTAATTGCTTGAGCACCTCTATTCTTTTAACTCGTGAGAGATTTATGATATTTAAATATTCACTATTTGATGTAAAAATTCCATTAAAAGCATTTACTTCGTAAGGGGCATATGTAATTCGCAAGTTAGATTGTTTTCCGATTGTTTCATAATGTTCTTCCTGCATTACATTTTCTTCTTTAAGTCCTAGATACCAAAATGCAAAAGAATGAAGTGTTCTAAAATGTTTTATATTTTTTTTCTGCAACTGCGGAAAAGTTTCTAGAAACCTGTCTCTTGCTTCGTATGCTGCTTTTCTTGTAAAAGCAAAATAACCAATACGTTCGAGAGGGGCGCCTGCATTTTTATATTCTATTACTTTATCTAGTAAAGTTTTTGTTTTTCCGGTCCCTGGTGGGCCAACAACTTTATAATTCATCAGTAATTTTTTCCTTAAATTGATTTCGTATTGAAGTATTAAATTTAATTTCTTCTGAAGTAACAGTTTGATGGTGTGCTGGATCAATTAATTCATACTCTCTATTTCTTTTATGAAAAATTATCCAAGCGTTTTTACACTTTTCTTCATTTTCTTTAAATTCCCAACCTATCATTCCGTGGTACTCTATTTTAGCACTTTCAAAATTACCGTGTTCAGGATATATACTTGAAACAAATTCATCTTCTGTCTTTTTAATTGTGGCTAAAAATTTTAAATAAATTGTTTTAAACTCTTTACCATTAACATGATGCGCGTCCATTTTTGAATGAGTAGAAGCATGATATCCTTGATCTCGTTTCCATTGTAGACGATCGGGTGCTGTGGCATTACGTAAAGCATCTCTTACAGCTTGTTTAGGAGGAAGACTTTCATGAACAAGACCATTTCCACCAAAACAAATACATCTCGCAACAGAAAAATCCCACATTTTACGTTCCTCTTCTATATCTTTTCCAGTAATAGGATCTCTTTTAGGAAATGGGCAAAGATTGTCGCTATTGTAGAATTCATATCGTGGTTCATAAAAAATGGGTCCATATTTAATAGCGATAGTTTTAATTTGATCCTCTGCTTTTTTCCATCTTCCTTGAATAAAAGGTTGCGCTGAAGCTAAAGGAGTATAGTAATAATTACGCATCAAATTTTTCATATGCTGTCTTTCTTCAACGTTTAAAATATAATCAATGCCCCAAGTAGCTTTCTTTTCTTGCATAAATTTATAACACCCTTTTTTCGTGTCTGGTTCTCTTCCCCAAATTGAAAATTTTTCTCGCTTTGCCATTAATAATTAGGTTTTTTCCTTTCTGGCTTTTTAAATTCGATTTGATCTACTTTCATTTGTTTAAGTCTCCAAACTTTGTGTGTTTTCCCTGCGATATCAAGAGGAAAATTAACTTCTATTCCTAATTCTTGTTTCATAAGAATTCCTGTATCTTTAGAATCCATTTTCCATCGTTGCGGTAAAGTTTCAAAGAATGCAGAAAAAAGAAAATAATGATATCCATTGTCAGTCCAACACAATCCTCCAAGAATGTCAGTTTTAGCGTCTGCCTGAGCGGAGTTAACACAGAATGTATAAAGATGCTGGTAAAGCTGATCCTTGTCTTGTGTTCCTTGAGCCGGATATATAACTGTTGGATTTTTTATTATCTGATTTAAAAATGCACGATATTGTTTAGGAGGAAGAGGATCTGGATAAAAATGGGCTTGTAACCAGATTAAATCTAAAAGCTTTTTCTGAGTTGTCATAGTTGTTGGATCGGTAGCTTCACATTCTATTGGTTTACCATCTGGTTTCTCCACCATAAATCGTAATTTAGGTGTAGTGTAATGAATAATTTGAAGTCCGGAAATAAGGGGAAAGACGGAAGTGGCATCAGAAGCCACTCCGTAAGTTCGTTTTACACAAATATGTTTCATACATTTGGGTTCTAGAATTTCATCATTGCAGGTATGTCCCGCAGTGTCTTTACTCCAGTGTTTTATTTTGTCATTAATTTCTTTAAGGGGCCAAGGTACTTTAAAATATTTATTAGCTTCATTAACTTTATTCGGCCATTGATCTTTATATTTTTTCTTTGCAAAAACCATATAATTATACATAAAACGATCTCGGCCATCTCCTAGTTTAGTTTTAGATAATCGTTGCAGACAACAAGGTCCATCCGCAAATTCCGGATCTCCTCCTTTTAAAACTTCTTCTTCGCATCTAATAACAAGAGCCTCTAATTGTTGTGGAGTTAATTGTATTTCATACACAATCTTAATAAATTGTTCTAAAGAAAGTTGAATATTATTTTTGTCTATTGCATAACGATTAGTTTCTGTTTTGTTAAAGTAAGGAAGATTTATAAAGTTTCCTGCTAAATTTCCATCTTCATCAGGAATTAATTCAACTTGTTTAGGATAAATTTCAGTGGTTCTTTTTAATTCTAAAGGTAAAAGTAATGTTAACAAGGCATCTCGCATTTGTTGGGCCGATATTTCTTCTTTTAAAAATAAATAAATATGAAGACCTCCACTTTTAGAACGACATGGAACTAAAGGAAGATTATATTTTTCTATATAGGATAAAAGAATTGGAATATTAAATTCTTTGTAATTTTTAGGATCAACATCGATGCAGCCAAATGATGTTTTTCCTTCTTTAGTACAGGGTTGAATGCCTATTGAAATTTTTCCATCTAAATGCTGTTGATAATGAATAGGTTGGATAGATTCTTTAGCCCATGTATATTTAGGCTTAATTTTATTTTTAGATGCATCAAATTCAACTTTTGACATATCGGCTATGCCAAAGTTTTCCTTTAATCCACTAAATATTTTTATAAAATCATCTATCATTTATTCCCTTTCTTGGGGCGGCTTAAGTCTCCCGCTACCGCCCCTCATTCTACTCTAGGTAAAACTTAGAAATTAGACGATTCTTCTT